TTGGAATCCAAATAATTGACTCATCTACCTAGTCATAATAGTTCTCTTACTTATATTTAGCAGAGTTAATTATATGACTTTTCCGTTAGCGATTTCAGTTCTACTTGATGCTGGTGCTTGTGATCCGCCTTTTGCCTTCTCAGCAGTGAAGTAAGAATACTGCCATTCAACAGTAAATTCTTCAATCTGATCGTTGCTATCATATGCAAGATCAATCTGAGAAACGTTAGTTGGGAAGCAATGATGCAATTGATATGTTCTGATTGCAGAACCACCTTCTGTATCATCTTTTTCTAGTTGTGTGACAAATAGATTTGCCATGTAACCATCTCCACCATTATCAGGAAGAAATCTCTCAGCAGTATTACCAGCATGAGTATTGATTTCATTTGCCCATGACTCAAATAGAGCACGGATCTTGAAGTTTTTATCGTTAAAGAATGTAGCAGTCCATGTATCGAAGGTACGATCACCAGCGATTTTAACTGTTCTACCTCTGAAAGGAACTTCGATTACACCCAAGTTAGATCCTGGTAATGCTGCGGACTTACAAAGAATTGAAGTCAACTCTTTTCCCATAAGAGCACCAGCACCGTCAGATGCTAGTTCTCCTCCTGCTAAATCATTGATTGTTGCATCACTGAAACCAGCAGGAAATTGGATGTCCACATTGAACATATTAGGCTTAACGCCTTGACCAATAACTTGAAGGAACGAAGATACGTTGTTAGTTGCCATTTGTTTTTACCTCTTGTTTAATTATCTACCAACGACTTCGGAGAATGAAACTCCTGTCTTCGTTGCTGTAACGGTCACGGTTACATAGTTGATAGAACGAGTTGGTTTCACAAATATTTCTGCGACAAACTCATTTCTATCTATAATTTCAGCAGTATTATTTGATTCGTCGCAAACAACTAAGTAGTCTGTAACTCCTCTACGTGCTTGAACTTCACTCAAGTATCCACTAAGTGCAGCGTTGAAACTTGAACGAGTTACATTATCGTTCTGTTCAAACAATACACCCTCTGCAAGTGCTCTTGCTCTCTTCTCTATGTTAAGGAAGAGACGTCTTACGTTGATACGATCAAACGCAGATGGAGAAGCAAGTGCAGTCTTATCACCAAATAGGATAGGACCTGCACCAGGAAATGCTACAACAGGGTTAATTGCTGCAGTATAAAGATCATCTCTTGCTGCTTTGTTAGGATTGAATGCAAGTTTAACTACGTTCTGTAATCCACCTCTTGATGTTCCTGCTGGAGAAATCCAGTCATCACCAATAGTAGAAGTAGAAACGCATAAACCAGCAATGTCTCCATTACATCCAATGTAAACGTATTTGTCATTGAATCTATCGTATGTGTATTTGATTCCACTGTCCTTAACAACATAAGAACTAGAACCGATACTATCAAAGAAATCAAGAGTCTTTGATAACTGGAGTGCAGGAGTTAGTGCGGAACCACCAGATGTAGCAACTTGAGCACCATTCCATGGTGAGATGAATGCGATGCAGTCTTTTCTTGTATTTGCTACAGCAGCAACACCACCCGCTTTAGTTTTTGTATCTGCCTCAGAACCCATTGATCCGCCCATAAGAACGAAGTCTAGGTCTGTTTCTTCTGTGTCTTGGAACTGTGTATATGCAGCAACAATCTCTCCTGTAGTGTATGCGTAATCATCAGTACCACCTGATAATGCTCCACCAGCAGTCTTAAGAATTCTTGCTAAAGTAATTGGAGCAGCAGAAGTAGCACCATAAGATGCAACAGCAGCACCAGGATCTGATCCTAGTGTAGTAAACTCAGCAGATGTCAATGCACCAGCAAAAATATATCCAGAGAATTCGTTAACGTAATCCTTCCAGTAGATTGAAGAACCTTCTGGAGACTTAGCGTCTGATATCTTAGAGAGATATGTCATTCTCTCGACAATTGTATTTGATGATGTATCAACGACTGCAACATGTACTTCGTCATATGAAACATAACGTTCTGATGCAAATGCGGAAGTGCCAGGTCTAGGACCTACTTCTTTGTATGTTAATCCAGTTGATCCAATTGCAGTTGAGTTCCAATCTGAAACAGTGAATGCTGTGGATGTATCTCCAGCTGCTGGAGTAGGAGCAGCAGTTCCTTGAATAATTCTAAATGTGTTTGCGTCAACAACTTCTACAACCTCATGTCCAACAGCAGCGTTGTCAGTATATGTACCACCAACACTTAAACCGTGACCAGATTTTACGATTGTAAAGTCGGGACCTCTGTCCACAATAACAACATGAAGATTATTTCCGTCTGCACCAGCAGTACGAGCAATAAACTTTTCTGATGAACCAGCACCAGCTTCGTAATCTTCTTTTGATCCAACTAATACTGCTGAACCATCTAAAGTTGCGTTGAGCACACCAGTTGTTGCACGAACAACAGCGAGTTGACCACCATAGCGGAGGAACTCAGATGCTACTAACCAGTCTGCAGCGTTTGCCTCAGCTGGTGATCCGAAAGTATCAATTAATTCTCTTTCAGAACCTATATTTGTAATTTTGCCTACAGGTCCACTGCGAAATGATGAAGCGATTCCAGCACGAAGACCAGAAACACCAACCAAGACACCAGTAGATAGATCACGTTCTCTAATAACAACACCAGGCGAGACTTGACTTGCCATTTAATTTTACCTCTAAGATATCATTTTATCTAGAAGTATTTAGATATTTCTATCCCTCCACAGGGGAAACAACACACGAACACCCTACCAGTCTGGATAGTGACCTTCTATTATTTTCTTTTTCTTTTTTCTTTTTGCTACTATTCTCTTGATCGTACAGTCCTTACACTCGTAAGAATATGCAGATGGTAAACCTTTCTTTTGTTTTCTTGACATGTAAAAATCTTCCAGTAGATTCTTGACTTGATTGCAAGTTCTACATCTTCTATCTTTGAATAGTAAATGTTCTAACTCAAACTGACTGTCAAGATCCATCATAGTATTCTACCGCAGTTACATTTCTTTCCTTTATATTTTGAACACTTCCATTTTTTGCATTTCTTTTTCTTCTTCACAGATCGGGTAGCATATATCCTACTTCTTCTTGCTTGTCTCCGTACCAGAAAGATCCTTCGGCGTCTACAAACGTATCATCTCCTAGACCATCATCTATAAAACCAAATGGTGCCATGTCTTGTTCTATTTGATTTCGTTGTTCTTCATAAATTCTTCTTCTGACATCTTGGTCAGTCATTTCTTTAAAGTAGTCTTGCATGACTAACCATGCAAACAATACCATACACATAACAAGATCATCATGGTAACCTTCGTCTGCTTCCCATGCTTGCTTTCTTTGTATGAATGTAGTAAGTTCTTGAAGAATATCGAAATCGGTAAACGTTAATTTATCTTCTTCTATAATTGCTTTTAGATTGGCACATCCAATCTTCTTGACAGTGATACTCATCTTAACACCTAACTGTGTCTTTGTTCCTGAGAATCCTTGTCCTACTATCTGTCCTGCCCTACCTCTCATAGCACACATGAGTACGTTAGGATATTCTAGATCATAGTTGAGTGTTGCTGCTATCGAGTCTCCTATGTCATTTACCTCAACAAGTATGTAAGGATTATTATATTCCTTTGCTACTTGGAAAATGACTGAGGGAAACAGTACAGGTTTAATCTCATTATTTCTGTACTTCGCAACGATCTTATACGGGAGAGTGGTGATATCAAACACGATGAAAGCAGAATAGTCGCCACCGATACCTCTGGCAACATCGACAGTAATAATATATTCGTGATTCTCTTCTGCTCTTTTAAAAACATCAAGTCCTGCATTGCTTGTTATGGGGTCATTGAACGGAATGCATTGTAATTTTGATGGACTGATAAGTGTATCAGCAGACCCCAAGAAGTCGCATTCAAACTCTTGTGCAAATTGTCTCTTAGATGTATTCTTTATCGTCTCTTCTTTCCACTTCTTATCTCTGCCAGGTACTTGAGACCAGTGAACTTCGTTTGTTATATAACCGTTCTTATCGTTTCTAGCATCTTCCCACATCTTATAGAAGTGGTTCATGCCATTAGGAGTGGATATGATTATGACTTTAGTTGATTTACCAGAAGTAATAGTAGGATAAACCGAGGCAAAGAATTGCTCTGCGACGTGGTTAGGGACGAATGCAAACTCGTCAAGGAATAGAATGTTAAAGGACATACCTCTAACTGCACTAGCAGAGGTAGAAGCAGCCAAGATTTTAGACCCGTTTTCAAGTTCGACATTACCTTTGTTCCATACTAATATTCCGTGTTGCATCCACTTTGGTAGATTCTCATATGCTAGTTGGAGTCTTCCAAGTAGTTCCCTCGCAGTGCTTGCTTTGTTAGCGAGTATACCGATATTAACGCTGTCATAGAAAATAGCATAGTATAAAAGGTAAGCCACGACAGTCGTACTCTTACCTGTCTGCCTAGGGAGTTTAGCAATGTTAAATCTGTTTTCATGAAAGTCCTGTAAGATTCTTTTTTGAAAATCATACATGTCAAAAGGAACTAGACCTTCATCAAGTGAGATGATTTTTATATAATGGGTAGCAAAATATATTGGGTCTGCTTTACACTTAACCCATTCATTAATTTGCTTCTTTGTAAATTGAATCTCAGTACCCGCTTTCTTTAGATTCGGGTTACCAAGATATACATCATTTGTTGCCATACTTTATTTAGAATTCGTTAGAGTTTTCCAACTTAGATAAGAATTCTAATCTCTTACTCCAAGTATCTCCACCACCTTCTCCTTTCCTAGGATTGATGCATTCATTGTCTCCTAGATTATTACAAACTAAACCAGCTAGATCAAGTTCGTTTCCTTTACTTCCTGTATTCCAATAATGTTGACCATTCATCCAGATTGCACCACACTTAGGACATTCCTCTCTCCTGAGTGAATCCATAACTACCTCACTTGTCGTGTTTTATTTATCTTCGGGATCTTCTAGTTCTTTGAACACCAATAACTCCTCTCCATCACTGACATCTTGCATCTCAGGATGTCTGTTTCTCTTTGGTTTTTTTACGTCCTCCAACAAAGCACCAGTCATTCTCCACATGAATGCAAAGGTAGCACTTGCTGTTGCAGCAAACATTATACCAAATAGAAATATGGTAAGGTCATTCATTTCTGTCTATATGAGTAAAAGAGTATTCTAATAACATAGCATAAAATTGATTCTGCATTTCTGTTAGATATCCTTTATCATCTTTATCGTATCCATTTTCCAAAGCAAAAGTAATTATACGATGCAATGTTCTGGCATCAGTGATACCAATTTCTAAATGGACGTTCCAATCATCAATAGGATCTTCTATGTTCATGAGTATTTGAAACAGTTGTTCTTTTCTCTACCCTCTACATATTTTTCCAGCACTTCTAATCTATCGTGCTGTTTAGAAATTGCATCTAGTTCCTGTGTAACAGCGTCCATAATATTAGAGTGCTCACCAATACCAACAGGATTGTGCAAGTAAACGTCAATATTAACCAAGTGTTTTTTAATCTCTCCGTTAGCGGATGCTTTGAGAGCTTCAATCATTCTGCTTTTCATAATAGTTATTCAATAAGTGTACCGAAAGACCTTCGTATTTCACGAAGTTCCTCGAAGTTTTTTTGTTTTGTACCTCCATCATATGCCCAAGCATATCCTTCTTCAATCATATCTTCATTTAATGAAACTTCTTCATCACCCACATATAACCAACCAAGGAGACGCCCATACTTACCAACCCCGCCTTTAAGTTCAGTGCGTATAGTAAGTTCATATTCTCCATCAATTGTTTCCTCTAA